CCGTGGTGACCGCACCAAGCCAGCGCTGACCATCCTCGCGGCCGTTCCAGTCAACCTTGACCCGCCCGACACGCTCGGCGACGAAGGTGCCGGCGAGTGGCGTCACGTGCTCGCGAGCTGCCGCTGGATCGGCCCTTCGGACCTCCGAAACCTGCGCCTCTACTGCGAGGCGCTCGATCGGCGCTCGGAACTCCTGGCCGAGGTCGCCTCGCAGGGCCATGTCCTCTACACGGACAAGGGCTACGCGTATCTCAACCCCGCTGTCGGGGCGCTCCAGACGACCGAGGTGCAGATCACAAAGTGGTTGTCGCTGCTCGGCCTGACGCCCTCCGACAGAAGCCGGCTCGGCGTGGCCGAGGTGAAGGCGCAGTCCACCCTCGAACAGCTCGCCGCGAAGCGCGCCGCTGGCCGCCGCGCTACCTGACCCCCGTCTCGCGGGCCGCGGAGCGCGCCGGCGATGGCGACCTGGTCCTGGAGTTCATCCAGGCATATGGCCGGATTACGAAGGACAGCATCGCCGGGCCATCCGGAGCGCAACTCGACCTCCGCGACTGGCAGCAGCGGCTCGTGCGGGCGACCTTCGCCCGCGATCCCGCCACCGAGCGGCGCCTGCATCGCACGGCCATGTGGGGCATGGCACGCAAGAACGGCAAGACGGGCCTCGTCGCGCCGATCGCCCTGTATGGGCTGATGCTCGACGGCCAGGGGGCGGAGGTCTATTCCTGCGCCGCCGACCGGGACCAGGCCAAGCTGGTGTTCGGCGCCGCCAAGCGCACCGTCGAACTCATCCCCGAGCTCGCGGAGCGTCTCCGGTTGTACCGCGACGCGATCGAGGACCCGATCACCGGCTCCGTGTACCGGGCGCTGTCCTCTGAGGCGTACACGAAGGAGGGCCTGTCCCCCACCCTCGTGCTGGCCGACGAGCTGCACGCCTGGCCGACGCGCGAGCTGTACGACGTGATGGCGCTCGCGATGGGTGCCCGACGCGACCCGCTCATGCTCATCGTCACCACCGCCGGGGTGCGGACAGACATCACGGGGCGGGATTCGATCGCGTACACCCTGTGGCAGTACGGCTGCCGGGTCGCGGCGGGCGAAGTCGTCGATCCGACGTTCTTCATGGCCTGGTGGTCGGCCGCCGACGACGCGCCCATCCTCGACCCACGGGCGCAGCGGGAGGCGAATCCCGGTCTCGACCACATCCTCGACGCGACCGAACTCGAGGCTGCGGCGCAGAAAGCGACCGTGGGCGGGTTCGATGAGAGCGAGTACCGGATCAAGCGAACGAACTGCTGGGTGGCATCCGCTACCGCTGCCCTGCCGTCAGGCTCGCTGGAGCGACTGGCGGTGAAGCGCGAGGTCCCGCCCGATCAGCCAGTGGTCCTGTTCTTCGATGGCTCATTCAACCACGACTGCACGGCGCTCATGGCGTGGACCATCGAGCCCAAGCCTCACGGCTTCGTGGTCGCGTGCTGGGAACGGCCCAGCGACGACCCGCAGTGGAAAGTGCCGATCGGCGAGGTCGACGCCCGGATCCGCGAGACCTGCCGCGACCGGAACGTCGTCGAGCTAGCCTGCGACCCCTACCGCTGGGCGCAGCTCATGGAGCAGTGGGAGGCGGCCGGGCTGCCGGTCGTCGAATATCCCACATCCTCGCCTGCGCGGATGGTGCCCGCATGGGCGAAGTGGCACGACGCGGTGGTGGGCGCCGGCCTGACCCACGATGGCGACCCGCGCTTCGTGCGCCACGCCCGCAACACCGTGCTCAAGGTCGACCGCCTGGGCCCGCGTCCGGTCAAGGAGCATCGCGGCTCGCCGCGCTCGATCGACCTCCACATCTGTGGCGTGGGTGGGTTCGACCGCGCGACGTGGCACGCGTCGCAACCGGTCACCGGCTCCGTATACGACACACGAGGGTTCCTGATCCTCGGCCAGGAGAGTGCATGAGAATCATCCGCCGGGCACTCTCCGCGGCCCGTAACAACGCACTCGACGGGCTGGCCGTTGCGGGACTCGCCCTCATCGCCTTTGGCCTGGGGCAGGCGCCCGAGCCGTGGGGAGGTGTGCTCGGGCCGGTGGCGCTTGGCATCGGGCTCGTCGCAGCGGTTCGCTACGGCACGCGCTGATGGGCATCTTCGCGCGGGCCGCAGTCAAGGCGTTCGACCAGGGCGTGGGCACGCTCGCGGTCGGCGCGCACATCCTCCAACTCGGCGCCGGGAAATCCGCCACGGGCATCTCGATCACGACCGACAAGGCGCTCCGGTACGCCGCGTTCTGGGCAGCAGTTCGGATCCTCGCGGAGTCGATCGCCACGCTCCCCCTCAACATCATCCGGCTCGCACCCGATGGCTCGCGGCAGGTGGTCCGGACGCACCCGGTCCACCGGCTGCTGCACGATGTGGCGAACCCGCAGATGACGGCGTACACGTTCAAGGAAGTGGCCATGACGCACGTGGCCACCTGGGGCAGCGGCTTCGCGCTCAAGGTCCGCGACGGGGCTGGACAGCTGCGTCAGCTGTGGCCCTTGGCTCCCGAGCGCACTGATGTCGAACGCGATCCCACCGGGGAATTGGAGTTCCGCTACACCCGCTCGAACGGCCAGCAGGTGACGCTCACCGCAGCCGACGTGTTCTACGTCCCGGGCCTGTCGTGGGACGGCGTCAAGGGCTACTCGATCATCCGCCAGGCGCGCGAGACGATCGGCCTCGGGCTCGCGGCCGAGGAGCACGGCGCGCGCTTCTTCGGGAATGGCGCCACCACCTCGTTCGTGCTGACCACGCCGAATAAGCTCAGCGACGACGCGGCCCGGCATCTGAGCGACCAGCTGAAGGACGAGAAGACCGGGCTGTCGAATGCGTGGAAGCCGTGGGTCCTCGAGGAGGGGCTGGAGCCCAAGGTGCTCTCGATGCCCAACGACGACGCGCAGTGGCTCGAGACTCGCAAGCACCAGGTCACCGACATCGCACGCTGGTTCCGCATCCCGCCCCACATGCTCGCGGACCTCGAGCGCGCCACGTTCAGCAACATCGAAAACCAGGCCCTCGAGTTCGTGAAGTACACGCTCCTGCCCTGGATCGTGCGCTGGGAACAGGCGATCGGGCTGCAGCTGCTCGGCGACGAGTGGACCGGTGTGGGCGGCGACCTGTACGCGAAGTTCAACGTCAGCGCGCTCGAGCGCGCAGACATCAAGACCCGCTTCGAGAGCTACCAGATCGGCCGCAACGGCGGCTTCATGACCCCGAACCGGATCGCGGAGCTGGAGGACTGGCCCCAGTTCGACGAGGGCGGCGACGACCGGCTGCGGCCGCTGAACATGGTCGGCGAGGAGACGCTCGACGACCGGGGCATGACCTATCGCGACCGCATCGATGCGGTGGGCGTGCTGGTCCGGGTGGGTTACGACCCGGCCGGCGCTCTCGCAGCCCTCGACCTTCCAGCCATCGAGCACACCGGGCTCGTTCCGATCACGGTCCAGGTCGACCCGTCAACCCTCAGCCCGGCGCAATCTCGAAACGGCGCCGCACCAGGAGCCAGCGCATGACCGAGCGCAAGGGGTTCACGCCCCACGAGTTCAAGCTCGACGAGGTCGGGTCAGTCGTCGTGGCGTTCGCGCAGCTCAACATCGTCGACCGCGACGGCGACGTGACCGAGCCGGGAGCGTTCCCGGCCAAGACCATCCCGATGTCGGCCTACGGGCACACGTCGTGGATGGGCGAGTTGCCGATCGGCAAGGGCAGCATCCGCGAGGAGTCCGGCTGGGGCATCTTCGACGGCGCGTTCTTGCTGGAGACCGACCAGGGCCGGAACGCCTACCACACCGTCAAGGCGATGGCTGATCTCCAGGAATGGAGCTACGGCTACGACCCCGTCGACTACGCGTTCGAGCAGCGGGACGGGAAGAACGTTCGTGTCCTGCGCAAGCTCGACGTGTTCGAGGTGTCACCCGTCCTTGTCGGGGCGGGCATCGGCACCCATACCCGCGCCATCAAGTCGGGCGGCCTGGGATCGGGCCTCCCGTTTGCCGATCACCTCGCTCTGGTAGCGGAGGAGGCGTCGGCGGTTGCTGCCCGGGCCAAGGACCGGGCGGAGTTCCGGGCCAAGGAGGGCCGCGGCCTCTCGTCGGCCAACCGCGACCGGCTCGCGTCGCTCGCCGGTGCGCTCGACGAGGCCGCGAAGGCGCTCCGCGATCAGCTCGACGAGGCGGATCCCGACAAGGGAACGCGCGTCTCGCTGGAGCTCGCGGCGCTGCTCGAGGAGGCCCGCTTCCTGGGCGTGGCGATCTAGCGCGCCCAGCCACCCACGAGGAGCCCCGGCAGATGCCGGGGCTTCTGCATGTTCGGAAAGGACAACGACCGTGGACTTCATCCCGTCCGCCGCTACCCGGGCGAAGGGCGAGGAGGTTGCGACGCTGCGCAAGCAGATCGCGGACATCTTCGCCGCCTACAAGAAGGGCGACGGCTATGACATGCCGGCCGAGAAGGTCGCCGAGCTCCGCCAGCTCAACGGCGCGGTCGGCGAGAAGGCGAAGGCGTACGATGAGGCGGTCAGCCTCGAGAAGGCGGCGTTCGACAACGAGCTCGCGCTCAAAGGCCTCACGAACCTTCGGGCACCGATGGCGCCCGATGGTCTCGGTGGGCCGGCCGACGCCCGCGGCGCCAAGGCCCGGACGCTGGGCGAGGTGTTCGCGACCAAGGGCAGCGAGCTCAAGGCGATCGCCGATGGCGGCAGCGGGACGCTGTCGTTCGAACTCTCCGAGCCCGAGTACGTCAAGCTCCTCCAGGGCGCGGGCGTCAAGACCCTGCTCACCTCGGCCGACATCGCGCCGCAGGCCGACCGCCAGGCGGTCGTGCCGTCGGCGCAGTTCCTCGCCGATGTCACCGACCTGTTCGTGCCGGGCTCGACCGACTCGGACAACGTCGAGTTCTACGAGGAGACGACGTTCACCAACGCCGCCGCGGAGACGGCCGAGGGCACGGCGGCGGCGCCTGAGTCGGCGCTCTCGTTCACCCTGCGCACCTACCCGGTCCGGGAGATCTCGACGTTCATCCCGGTCACTCGCCGGTCGCTCGCCGACAACAGCGGGCTCCAGAGCTACGTCGAGGGCCGGCTCGGCCACATGATCAACCTCCGCCGGTCGAGCCAGCTGCTCACCGGCAACGGCACGACGCCGAACCTGCGCGGCATCCTCAACGTCTCGGGCATCCAGACCCAGGCCAAGGGCTCCGACCCCACCCCCGACGCGGTGTACAAGGCGATGGTCCTTGCCCGGACCACGGGCGACGCCGAGCCCACGGGCGTGATCTTCCATGCCCAGGACTGGCAGGACGTCCGGCTCCTGCGCACGATCGACGGGGTCTACATCTGGGGCAGCCCGTCGGACGCCGGACCAGATCGCATCTGGGGCAACGCCGTGCGCGTCTCGAACTCGATCACCCAGAACACCGCGCTCGTCGGCGGCTTCCGGCCGTATGCCCAGGTGTTCCGCCGGCAGGGCGCCACGATCGAGATCAGCACCGAGCACTCGACGTTCTTCACCGAGCGCAAGGCCGCCGTCCTGATCTACGAGCGCCTCGCGCTCGCGGTCTTCCGCCCCAGCGCTTTCGTGCAGGTGACCGGCGTCTGAGCCACCAGCGGGGGGCGGCGTAGAGCC